TTCGATGATACTTGGGAACCATGGGAGAATTACCCCCATACTAACCCATAATTTTACCTTTTTGAAAAGAAGGTATCATTATCTGTTGGTAAACAGACAATGTTATTTTGACTGGCTAGGTCCTCTTTCGAGGGGAATCTAGTCGCAGGTTAAAATTAACTTGTTTGAGATTTGTAGTGTTGGTATCCATCCCAAAAGGTTGAATACCACTACAGAGACCTACTAGTGGGTTCATGCCTGATCTCCCCGAAAGGGAACAGGATGAATTTTCTGGTTCGTCGTTAACAGCCATAAGTACTTCTTAAAGAAGTAGGGGTTGGTCCCCCTATGGACATCTGCAAGGTCAGTTGTTAGGTTGAGATACCTAACCACTCCCGTAAGGAGCTTTCGAACTTGAAAATGTCGAAGGTGGAACTTGCCTCTTTTTTGAAAAGGCTTATGGTGGCTACCGAAATAATCATTAAAATTTAAATATGAAAAATTCAATAAAATGAATCTCTCTATCTAAAGCTTTCAGTGATTATGTTGAATCAGATAAATTGGTATCACTAAATAACTCTTTTGAGTTATTAGCGCTGATCAGAAAAGTAGGATGGCGACTTGTCGCCACTTGTTTTTCTGATTCAGTGAACCTTACTCGTAGATCTGTACAAGCTTACAACTTCGGTAAATACTTGCTCATAATGCGTAAGCACCATGGGGAATTATTTACTGTTAGTTACTTGAAAGCTTCTCAACTTGCTGTTCAGAAAAGGATAGGTAAAGACAGAATTAGATCTCTTCGAGATTTAGTTCCAGATTTGCCGCTTCCTAGACTTAGTTCTTCTGGTTTGCCTCGGTTTATTCCGTTGGCAGATAGAAGAGCGATTTGTGCGGGTTCAGTCTCTGTAATTAGATGATGACTTACGTTATTTTCTCTTTATAGAGTTCTGAGTTGCCCGCCCAAATTGAAGTTGAATACCATAACTGATGGTTTTTCTGGGGATAAGGGATACTTAGATAAGGTTTCTAAGGAATTAGGTGTTTTAGCATCTAGTTTCCGGAAACGTAATTTAAGTCCTTTACCTCATGCATCATGGTTATGGTTGGAATCCTCTTCTCCTTCCGTAAGGACGTCCTGGACAGGGATGATTCTAGATGTTTTCACTTTGAAACATGTAGGATTATCTCCATCTTTGGAGTACTTCCTTGAGAGAACAGGATCTTACAATTTAAAACGGCTCTACAAGGCTATTTTAAAATTGCAGGATTTCTGGACTTTAGATGATATTTCTATGAGAACTCCAGTAAAGGATTCTTATAAGAAATCGTCTGTAGGTCAACTCTCAGCGAAGGAGGAAGCAGCAGGGAAAGTTAGAATTTTCGCTCTTGTAGATGTATGAACACAATGTGTGTTGAAACCTCTGCATCAGTGATTATTCGACTTTCTAAAATCATTACCTAATGATGGGACTTTTGACCAGTATGCATCCGTGAAAAGATGTATGCTTAAAGTCAAAAAGTCTCAATGTTCATATGGTTATGATTTGCCTGCTGCAACCGACCGTCTACCAATAGCTCTCCAAGTTAGCATTTTAACTTCCTTTTTTGGAAGTGAATTTGCTAATCATTGGAAAAATCTATTGGTCGGAAGAGATTACATTTTGGATCATCGTCAGTATGGTACTCATGTGGTGCGGTACTCCGTCGGGCAACCGATGGGAGCACTCTCTAGTTGAGCCATGCTTGCGGTGACTCATCACTTAATAGTTCAGTATTGTGCCAAATCTACCGGTCTTTCGAGACCCGGTCTTTGGTATGATAACTACGAATTGTTAGGGGATGACATTATTCTCTTTGATAAAGTGGTGGCTGACGCCTATCTAGCTGTTATGGCTGGATTAGGAGTTGGTATCACGCTTAGTAAGTCAGTAGTCGCATCTAATGAGACTATTGAATTTGCTAAGGTCACAGGGCATAATGGCCAAAATGTTTCGGCCATTTCCTGGAAAATGTTTATGAGTCAAAAATCTCTTATGGGTCGTGCAAATATCGTTTATTCATTGTTAAATAAAGATATAGCACCCCGTAAATTGATTTCTTGATTTGTAAATATTACTAAAGTTAACAAGAGTGTAAGTATGGGATATTCGTATTCCTTACTTGCTACTCTTTCAATGTATATGAACTCCGGGAAATTGCCGATTGCCATTCTATCGAAAGCATTAACAGATGTTTTAAATCCTCGTAAGCAAGCCTATAAGAATTCTCTTATAGGGGCGCCTAAGAAAAGATTAGAAGATCTATTAGTGCGATTAGGTAGAAATCTTTCCCTCCCTGACTTCGGTCAAGGAGATAGATTTTGGTACAGAGATGAAATGAGTATGAAAGGTGATATCCATCAAACGATAGAATCTTTCAGACTTAAATTTGACCTGTATCAGATGGTGAGTCTGACATCAAAAGAAATTTTCCAGTTTCTTCTTCCTACTGAATCTCCCGCTGGTATGGAATTTGTTTCCGTGCCAGTCGGATCAGAGCATTCAGTGGAGAAAGTACTTGACTGTATTCTTTGTTTACTAATTGAATCCAGTAAGAAACCTGCGCTTGATGTCTATGCTTCTACCTATTATACAAATGGAATACCTGTGTATTTCATGGGTATATTAGAAGAGCAAGATATCTTGCGTTTGGAATCTTTAGCTGCTCTTGATATGTTTGGTCAACCTCTCGATTCATATTGAATGAAAAGATTGGAAGATTTAGACACATTAAGAACTCTTCAAGGACTCGGTGTACGAGCGAAAGCTAAGTATGCTGGAGAAACTGCATCTCTTACTAAGTTAGACAGTCCCTTAAAGCCTTTAAGTATTTTACTTAAGGGTCGTAAAGGCTGGACTAAACAGTATGGTGGAC